GAAATGCAAGAGAAGCTTGAGAGTAAGGATGCCGAGATCTTAATTAAAGCTGAGTCAGAGAAGAGCAAGGCGCAGGATGACTACAGGAAGACCGAAATTGACTTGATGAATGCTAAGACCAATAGAGAAAAGGTCACGGGCGACTATCAGACGAAAATGGAAATGGTGGCATTAAAACGCGAAGAAATGGCACAAAAAGAAAGAGATAGACAAGAGCAATTGCTATTAAAAGCTCACGAAATTAAGCGGTCAGAAGACGCGCAACAAGAATCAGAGATCCCCTCTGATAGTTAGGCAGCTTGCCAACTTCATTGCAATAGGGTATTATTATGACAGACGACATCATAGATCAGGTAATTAGCGAGGCAGAAACCACTGCTATCGAAGCACCGATTGAAGATAACACCGAGGAAACAACTGAGGCACCTGCCGAGGAAGTAACTGAGGATTCTACCGAAGAAGCCACTGAAGGAAAGACTGAGGAAGCCCCGGCAACCGAAGACACACCTTTCCCAAAGAAGGCAGTTAATGCGCTTGCTAGGCGCGACAAAAAAATTAGCAAAATGCAAGCTGAACACGCTGCAAATTTAAGCGAACTTCATAAGTTTCGTGAGCAAGCTCAAAAAGCCGAAATAGCAGACGCGCCAAAAGAAGATGCGTTCGACAATTACGGCGATTATTTGAAGGCTGTTGCACGTCACGAAATGAAGCAGGAAACATCCGCAGAAAGTCAAAGGCAACAAGAGGCGCAGTTTGCAGAGAAAGAGCAAGCCTACGTCGCAGAAAGGGAAACTTACGCTACAGAGAAGGCGTTAGCCGCTATAGCAGAGGTTCCTGAGTATAAACAGTTGGTTATTGAAAACGCCGATGTCCTCCAGAGCTTACCCCCACACCTTGAAAGAGCATTTCTTGAGGCTGATGAGCCTGCTTATGCGTTTTTGGCATTAGCTAAAGAGGGCGCTCTTGAGAGTTTGTCCGATATGTCCCCAGCGCGAGCTGCTATGGAAATCGGGAAGGCTGAGGTTAGGGGTGCCGCAATGGCGCAGAAAAAGGAAATTACGAAAGCACCCGCTCCAATAGCTCAGGTTAGAGGAACGGGCAAAGTAAATAAGTCAATTAATGATAACCCATCGTCTGACGATGTCATGAAGTGGCTTAAATCTTAAACCTAACGGAGACTATTTGAAATGCCTAATACATTCAATCAAATGAAGGACGCGCCGGGTGTGATCGCGAAAGCGGCTGCACGTATCTTGTCCGACGAACTACAGTTTTGCAGAACTATCGATAAAGTGCCTGCGTCTGAATATAAAGGCAAAAACGGCTATTCTGCTGGTGACACCATCCAGATTAGCAAGCCTGCGCGATTCATTCCGCAAACTGCCTTTGATATTACGTCAACAAAGCAAAACATCACTGAAGAGAAAGTATCCCTCCCCTTGGACATCATTTCAACGATCGGCGTTGAGATTGATTCGCTCGAAACAGCTACCGAGATCCAAGTGAAAGAGATCATTACACGGGTTATTAAGCCGGCTGTGCAATCTATCGCACAGAATGTTGAAAGCCGCTTCCTAGAGAAGGCCACCGACGCGACTTACAATTCAGTAGGAACCGCTGGAAGTAATGTATTTGATACAGATACTATTCTTTCTGCTAAAGAGAAGATGAGCAAGTACCTTTGCCCTAAAGACGATAATAGGTATTTCTTGTCAGACTCGACTGCTAACCGCAAAGCCACAAACGCTCGTAAAGGGCTATTCCAGTCTTCTGACGAGATCAGCAAGCAGTATAAGCAAGGCTTTATCGGTATCGCTGATGGCTTTAAGTGGATGGAGAACGAGCTTCTAAACCAACACACTAACGGAAACGATATTGTGTTTGAGGTGCGGACTACATCAACAGTTGAAGGCGCTACAACCTTAGTAGTCGAAGGACTAACAACAACCACAGGTACGGTTAAGAAAGGCACAACCTTCACAATCGCGGCTGTAAATGCAGTTAATCCGATTACTAAAACGGCTTATCCTTTCTTGCAGCAATTCACGGTAACGGCAGACGCTACTGCTGACGGCTCTGGTTATGCAACGCTTGCTATCAGCCCAGCTTTGTATACGGCTGCATCGGATGGCCTGCAAAATATCAGTGCCTTCCCAGTAGATGGCGCGGCTATTGTTCCAGTTGGAGCAGTATCCACGGTTTACACTGAGAACCTAGCTTACCACAAAGAGGCCTTCCGTATGGTTTCTGTGCCGCTGATTATGCCTACTAAGGCAGAGTTTGCCGCGCAAGAAAACTACAACGGTATCAATGTGGCTATTGTTCGTGACTTTGATGTGAACAAACGCTCGATGGTAACAAGACTAGACTTCTTAGGTGGTTTGGTTGCTGTACGTCCTGAGTGGGCTTGCAAAATTACATCATAACAATCCGGGGGGGTGAAAGCCTCCCCATCCTTATAGGAGAAGATTATGTCCATAGGCATAACACAAGGCAACACAAGCGGATTGTATACGGTTGTTGTTGATATTACCCCCGCAGAGGTTGCAACTATTGTGACTGTTGAGCAAGATTTTACCGTAATTGGCGTGAAAGTTGGTGACGGTGTGAGTGTTAGCCCTCCGGGAATTACTGCGGGTGCAAGTCTCATTAACGCAAGAGTTAAGGCTGATGACGTTGTTGCTATCCAATTCACTAACCCAACAGCAGGCAACGTAACACCACTAACCGGCGACCACGTGTTTACCATCTACCGCCCAGAAAGCGGCGTTGGTGCTTCAATTGTTTCTGATTAGGGGGACTTATGACTTTAATTAAAAATGGCGATGTGAAGACTTTATCTAACGAAAGCTTAGTTGAACAACTGCTAGATAACGGATGGACGGAACTAAAAGAAGTTAAGGAGGTGAAAAATGTCAAATCTGGCAAGCCTACTGCAAAATAACGCAGGCGAGCAAATAGGGACTTATACTAATTCGAAGGTTCTATCTGCAAGTGTGCCTGAGTTGTTCGCAATCCCTACCGATGCCGACGGCAAGAATGCCGCATACATTATGTTCGGCGCTCCTATTGGCACTGACTTCTTTGCTTTAGAGGGTCTGGAAACGGTAACAAATGGCACGTTTGCCACTGATACTGGGTGGACTAAAGGCACTGGCTGGACTATCGGTTCTGGTGTGGCAACTGCAACTGGTGCAATTTCAACGTCACTAGAGCAAGAAAGTAACGCCCTTATTGTTGGCCAATCTTACTTAGTTACTATCACCACTACGCGCTCTGCTGGCTCCATTACGCCTAATGTTGGCGGAACGGCTGGAACTGCACGCAGTACGGGAGCTACCTTCACGGAAATTATCGTGGCGGGAGCTTCTAAAACTATTGAGTTCACCACAAGCGGCTTTACAGGCACGCTGGATAACGTAACGATTGTACCTACTGCGATTGTTCCGGGTGACACAACAAACGGCTTAACAGGCCCACAGAACCCTAAAGGCTTTGCGCTTAATTCCAACTCTGAGTATGTGAGTGTTGTTAGTGCTGGAACGCCTATCATAACGGCTAGTTTTTACAGGGGATAACTATGGCAACGGCTTTAGATTTAATACGCAAAGCTATGCAGAAAGCGGGGGTCTTGACAAAATCCGAGGTTCCCGCTTCCGACGAAGCATCAGACGGACTAGACACGCTTAACGACCTGCTGGCCTCGTGGTCGAATGACTCCCTTGTTTTATACAGTAGGGTTACAGAGTCATTTGCACTCACATCAGGCCAAGCCTCATACACAATAGGTAGCGGTGGGGAGATCGACACGGTGCGGCCCATAAAGATTATAGAGGCGCACACAAGGTTAGCAACAACCGACTACCCTTTGTCGCTGATAGACGACACTATATTTCAAGGAATCACATATAAGAACACAGGTTCAACTCCAACATACCTAAACTTCACAAACGCTTACCCGTTGGCAACGTTGAACTTTTACCCAATCCCGCCCGGTGGATATACGCTATTCTTAACATCAGAGAAAGAACTAGCAGAGTTCACCTTAAACGATACTGTCTCTCTTCCTCCGGGCTGGAGACGCGCAATCATACACAATCTCGCCGTGGAACTTGCGATGGAATACGGGGAAAAGCCCAATCCAGTGCTATTCAAGCTGGCAGGTGAGTCAAAGGCGGCTATAACAAAGCCCATTATGCGGGTGAGGTCGATGGATGCCCTGCCCTACGGCGCTTTAGGTATATTTAATATTTACAGGGGATACCAGTGAAGATACGGTTGTG